TCAACACTTGTTAAAATGCCTGTTCCATTTCTACCACCAGCAGCATATAATAACCCTTTATAAACAGTTACATTGTGATTATATCTAGGCGTTGACATATTTGGTTCATTTGACCATATTTTTCCATCATATTTTTCAACACTATTCGTTGCACCATTTTCATTACCACCAACAAGATATATATACTTTATACTACAATCCACATTCTTCCTCGTCAAATCGAACTTTGTATTCCGCATAATGTGTGAAAATTCCATCGCCTTTGATCGTCCACTCTTCGTATGTTTATATATATTTTTCTTCTTTTGGGCTTCTGTCAACTGAACACAACTCATATAAAAGAAAAATATATATTATTTCCACGGTTTCTTCCTATTTCTGAGAATAATAATTGAACTGGTTCCTATTTGCTGGAGGTGCCGATGAACTTAGTTGTTGCGTTTGCATATGCAACATCGGATACAGTGGAGGAGCAGATGGTATTACCCGTGTATCATCGTAAATAGGTGGAATGTTTATCGACTTTGATTTTCTCATATTTGTTTGATGCTCTTGATACTTCTTAAATAAGTTATTTATATTCTCCCCAAACTTCTTTTCGCATAATTCAATTGCTTCATGTGGTTCAAACACGTTCCCATCACTATCGCTGGTTTTGTTATAAGTCACAACATAACCCATCTCAATCATATGAAGCACCGCAAATGTTTGAAGTCGCACATTACGGTCGACATTTCGCATCGTATATGTCATTAATTTACTGTGATTGTTTGGCTGTTCGGGTGGTGCCGGTGGATTATCTATTTTAAACAAAGCATTTTGACGTTTCATTTTCTCAATCATATGCTTGTATAAATCGCAATTTTTCTTGTATATGTCGTTATTCTTCTTGTCGAGCATAATGCATTCCTCCTCACCAACTTTGTCAAAGTCGTTTATGTAGTGATATTGCTGATTATTGTTGTCAGTTCCGATTAAATTATTGAGAGAAGCCGATATTCTATGTTTGTGTGCAAACGATTTGAGTTTTTCCATAGGAGATATTGTTTATACGCAAGAAAAAAATATTTACCAAAATAAGTATGTCGCAACCTCAACACTTCCATCTGTTTCCACAGTTAATACACGTCACAAATGTCGTCATAGGCTCGTCTGCTGAGCGGGTCTGAAGTTGGTAATATGTACACCTCTTCTTCTTACACTTGAAGCAGGTGAATTCATCCGTTGCAGCCTCCAAATTCACCTCACATTTGCTCTTGTCCCTCTTAATCTTGGCATCAACGATGGGATTCCAGAGTTCTGGGTGGAGTTCTTGGTGTGTCATAAATGGAACATCTTTTGCCAAAATCTCTTTCTTCTTAAGACGATCAAGTAGAGAAGTATTTTGAACATACCCATCTGGTTTCAAATTCATGTAAATGCTCCTCAATTTATCTTGATAGAGTTGAATAAATTGCGGGTTGTCCCACTTTTTCACCACATTTCGTGTGGTTGCCTGATCAATAGCCCAGTTGTAAATCGCCTTTTCAAGATTGGTTGCCTGCTTGAAGCCGCCAATGACTGCATTCAGGTTGTCAACAACTTTGTCTCTAGAAATTGTGGTCATTTTTGCTGGGTTGATGTTTATTATATGGTTATTATGTTTTTAAGTGGTTTCAATTTTTTCAATCGTCGTCCTCTGAAATATAGTCTTCTTTAATTAGTTCTTCATCGTCTTCTTCTTCACTTTCTTCTTCGCTCTCACCCTCACCCTCTTCATCTTCATCTTCAACAACAAAGTCGTCTTTCATGTATCCATGTGATGTTTGCTGTTCCACCGGAATCTCCTCCTCTTCTTCTTCGCTGTCTTCACTACCAATGTCCTCAAATCCGCCCATCAGTTCAGAATAAATTTCTCCCCAGTGATTCACATCCAAATCCACATGAACATCGTTCATAAACGCAACCGCAGCCATATTTCCAAAAAACAACTGCTTGTCAATTGGTGGCGGATGCTCGAACTTATTTTCACTTCCTGCCTTGCCATCAGCCCGTCCATAAACTACGACTTCGAGTCCGCTATCCAATTTCCAGCGACCAACCTCATTAAACCCATCTACCTTCTTAAATCCACATTTCTTATACAACTCATCCACACCAAGACCATTCTTACTGGTCTTTCCAACACATTCACCAGATTTCTCGATCAAGACGTACTTCATTGCAACGGTATACTTATATTTAATGCTAAAATAGGTTTAAATGGTTTGCTACAATATATTTACACACACCGCAAGAATGCGAGTATACTTTACAAACAAGTCAGTCCACCAAAAACTGATCGATGTTGACGACGACATTTATACATTTCTCTCCAAACATCAGTGTTCAGCCTTTAAGAAAAACATCTATCTTGCCGATGACGGGTACTATGAAATTAGAGATGACCATGTTTACAGAAATCAACTAGATTTCAATAAAACTCAACCAGTACCAACTATGAATTCACCAGAACTTGTGGTCTCCATGGCTTCGTGGTTAAAATCAGAGGTGAGTTTTCTACCGTCGAATTGTATTAAAGTTGATTTTATAGTTGAATACTTTAAAATTACGGAAACCATGTCATTTGTTATAGAGAGAAATGACGAGGACTCTATTGACTATTTCTTTGAAATTAAGGGTAAAAGCATTGAAGAACATGAGATTATTTCGTTTCTATCTGAAATAACAAATGTGTGTGTTAATTAAAAATGATATTTTGGATGGCTGGTGTAATAACACTTTCAATTGTGTTGATTTTTTTAATTCATCAAGTGTATGAATATTTAAAGAAATCTTTTTCAAAGCCGTTGGAGAGAAACATTGTAAACGAAACTAAGAGTCATTATGAGCAAATCTACAATACATTGGCAACATCAAGACAAATGCAGCCATCAATGCCGATGCCGATGCCGATGCCGATGCAGTCATCAATACCGACTGAAATATATGCTCAACCACCAACACAACCCACTGAAAACATGGCAGACGAACTAATGAATTTCATGAGCGACTTGGACAATGCAGATGTTGCTCAACCACATGATGAAATTGAAAACAATATAGAGCCTTATCAGCAAGAATTGGATGGAATTTCAACGTTTTAAATATATTGAGGTGATGATTTAAATTTAATCACAAACAATTTAAATATACGTTGGCAAACATATATAAGTCCAGCAACACAATCATGTTTCTCTCAACCGAAGAAAAACAAACTATTCTCTCAAAATTCCCATCCTTTAAACTTTGTTATGAAAAAGTCGCTCATAATAAAGTTGATTGCTCAGGTTCTATAATAATTTCCATTCCAAAAGGTCCGAAATGTTTTGTTTGGTTTTCTCTCCAAAATGGAAATCCGTCTTGCATTTTAATTGAACGAGGGCGTGAGAGAGACACTATTAAGGATGTTTCAATCATATCATGTAGTTTTAATCCTATCATAATCGGCACTATTTTAAGCGGAACAATCGCAAACAATGATAAGCGTCGCATGATCGTACTCGATGATGTTTATTTTTACAAGAATCGACATGTATCATTTATGAATCCAGTTGAAAAGTTGCGAATTTTAGGGGATTTGTTTTTGGAGAGAAAAATAGTGAATGTGGTGGATTTTAAAACGCAATTCATGATTGCTCCTATTGGTTCACAAGATAACAACACAAGAATTTCTTTTTATTGCGTACAATACAGGAAAGACGCACATACATATGTAAATGTCCTTGTTCGGCAGCAGCAATTACCTGCGACTATTTCCACAAATCGTAAAGTATTCAAAGTTATTGCTGAAACTCAGAACGACATTTACACTTTATATGATGACAAGGATATTGACTGTGGTCTTGCTTGCATTCCGACGTATGAAGTGAGCAAAATGATGAACGCGTTATTTAGGAATATCAAGGAGAATCGCTCTTTGGATTCTCTCGAAGAAAGTGACGATGAAGAGGAATTTGAGAATATTTCTCTCGACAAATTTATTACCGACAAATCACGTGTAATTAAGATGGAATGTGAGTATGTTCCAAAGTTTAAGAAGTGGCAACCTATTAAACCAGTGGTAATTTAATTTTTAATAATAACAATATGTATAAGCAAAATGGATACAGATTTTTTGTCAAATAATGAACAGGCTGCTAGTTTTTCAACTCATAGTACCCTACGTGACATTGGTCCTTACGGAAATGAAGGAAGTCTTGATGGCAATGGAAATATTTCTTATCTCCGTGATGTATATAATAACAATATGAATACGAAAACTGGCGGAAGAAAAACAAAACGAACAACTAGAACACGTAAAATGCGTATGAATGGTGGTGGCTTTGGTTTCGGAGAGAATCTTACATTAGTTGGTGACGGACACCATGCTGAAGTAAATCAGGTAATGTCATGTAATCAGGAGGCGAAACCGGTGGACCCACCTTCTTGGTCTGAACTCTCTGGAATGCCACAAATAAGTAGTTCACCTCAAATGATGGGTGGCTCCTCTTGTGCAACTCAAATGATGGGTGGCTCTTCTTGTGCAACTCAAATGATGGGTGGCTCTTCTCATGCACCTCAAATGATGGGTGGCTCTTCTCATGCACATCAAATGATGGGTGGTTCTCCCTCTGCCGCAAATGAGAGTTATGTCCTTGTTCCCACATCAACCATCCAATACCCCATGGAAGGCGTCGCCAGCGAGAACGGAGTGCCTTTTCATGGATTCAACGGCGGCAAGGATCTTTCTGATTTCGGTGGTTCTTATGCACCGATTGAAGTCGGCACCCACAGTGGCGGTGGTCCTCGCTTTCTCTCACTCTGGAAGCGTGTTTGCCCTGGTGCTGTTGCCATTTATGAGGCCGAACTCAAGGATCACATGAAGAACCCCAAGGTCATATCTTTCATTAAGAATTATACCAAGGTGTTCCGCACAGAAGAGGAGGCACTTAAATGCAATCAGGCTTCTAAAGTGAAACGTATGCTGATAACCATGCGTAATGCTCTTGTAAAGGCTCGCAAGTGTCTCGTTTCTCTCAAGAGCAAGATGCTCGGCACTCACAAGATGATTGTTGATATGCATCTGGGTCGCGTTGCCAAACACTTGGCTTCTCTTAAGCAGACAAAGAAGCGTGGTGGCAAGGTATCAGCGAGAAGCAAGACGATGCGTGGCGGATATAACCAGTATGGCAGTAATATGGTTCAGGCCAGCGGTTATTCGCCCGTATTTGGTTCT